CACAAAGGCATCTTCTATGAGCTTTTTGTATATCCGTTGTAGAAATCTCATCATATGGAATACCTTTATTCCAGTTATTAGTTACTGAGTAAACATATGAAGGTAATTTAATTCCTGTTTCTACGTTTTGAAAATAGCCCATTATGTAGCCTGTATTATCAGGAGCCATCCAAACAAGCTGCCCGTTTGGGTCAGGTTCTAAATTAAAAAACCAATTAGGCGCATTTTCTCTTATTCTTTGCGCTGTTTTTGCCCAAGAACAATAAGGAACTTTGCCTTTGTAATAAAGATCATCTTCTGTTATAAGGCCGCCCAGATTTGGGATTTGTATTGATTCAATTGGTTCAGGTTGGTTTGACATCTTAGTATTTATCTGTATTCTTTAGTCTACCAATTTAATTTATTTTGTCAAAAAGTCTTTATATTTATTTTTGCCCCTGCAAGTTCATAATTATTTGCATAGCGTTTTAAAGCCTGTAAACAAACAACCAAAGAATCATCAGTTAATATACATCCGCCAGAAGTCAAACTCAAAGCATCTAGTGTCGATCTAACAACTTTATCAATATCTCCGTTACTTTTACTTGTGCAATATTTAGGGGCGCTATCTTTTAACTTTTGACTATTTCGCCCTGTGCCGTAATGCCCTTTAGGGCGTGGAAATATAAATTCAACAGAAACACACACAGGTTCATCGAAAGGCTTGCCAGAATACGCCTCAAGCGCCGCGTGGATAATATCCTGTCTCCAAGGTTTAACTTTTTTACTTGATTCTATCAACGCCCCATATCGCGTTAAAGTTTTTGACCCCTGCGGAGCGGGTAAACCTACAACACGAAATTCAAACTCTTTCATTGTTAATTCAAAAATTTTTCTTCAAAAGTTTTTACAAATTCACAAATCGAACCTAAATTTTCAGAAGGTATAAAACCCCATACGCCTTGCTTTTTTAAACTTTTATCAACTTTCAAGAAAGACTTAAATTTTTTATATTCACTAATTAATTCTTTTATTTCTTCATCTGTCATTTAAAAAGTCTCCTGTTTGCTTTTAAATTTTTCCCAAGCCTGACGCCATTCCCTTGTACAAAGTTCAACTTCTTGATCTTCACCAATGACGCATTTATTAGGCTTTGCCCAGATTGTTTTACATATATCAGGCTTAATATCCCGATGAATTTTTAAAGCGTCAACATAACTTCCAAGCTGCGCGTTAGTTGAATATGGTTTTGCATATTTATTTCCTTGTGTTTTTAGATCAATTAATATTATCTTTTTTTCCTTCTTGTCATATCCAAGAAGATCAAGTTGACCCCCCACAGATTTTTCTAAATCACAAAGCATAAATTCAACGCCCCAAGGTTCAAAGTTTTCCCAAAAGTCCAAACTCAAAAGAGGTTCAATCCAATCTTTATAATCGCCCATATCAGGCTCATCATTACCTAACATTTTTTGCTGTAAACAATAATGTGCCGTTACGCCGCGCGGTTCCCATTTATGACGCCACCTTTCAATATTTTCTAATTGTTCAGGTGTTTTTGTATTACAAA